TTTATCAGCATAAGTTCTTCCATCACCCCCATGACTACCATCAGGTCCAGATAAGTATCCTGTGCCTGGTTCTTCAATAATAATATCTACAATGCCTATACCAGGACCACTGGTTCCACCAAAGTCAGGTGGAACAAGAACACCAGTAGCTCCTGGATCTCCAGGGTAGGGTCCAGGGAATGGGTTCCAGTAACCTGGACCAGGAGTAAGTGGGCCACCAATATTAGGTGTTAGTCCACCTGGGTCAGAAGGACCAGGACCACCTCCACCTCCTGGAGGTGTAGGACCAAATCCACCAGGACCAGGACCAGGACCAGGACCAAATCCACCAGGACCAGGGCCAGGACCACCAGGACCAGGACCACCAGGACCAGGACCACCAGGACCAGGACCAGGACCAGGAAAACTACCAGGACCAGGACCACCAGGACCAGGACCAATTGAACCAGGTGGAGTTCCAGGGCCAGGACCACCAGGACCAGGACCAGGACCAATTGAACCAGGTGGAGTTCCAGGGCCAGGACCAGGGCCAATTGAACCAGGTGGAGTTCCAGGATCAAAACTACCAGGAATTCCAGGACCACCAGCCCCACCTGATCCAGGATCAAAACTACCTATATTAGTGCTTGATAAAGGACTACCTGTTTGACCAATCAAATCTCCAATAAATTTACCATCATGTATAAACACAGCAGGTCCAACATGAGGACCACCACCTCCAGAAGGAACAGGACCAGGAACCCAAACACCTGGACCTAATGTTGTAGTTCCAGGATGTGGATGAAATGTATGATTACTTCCAGGTCCAGGAGAAAGAATTCCAGGAATTTCTCCACCATCGCCTCCACCAGAAGGAAAAATTATTTCTCCAGGTCCAGGTGGTGTTGGCGTTAAAGGTCCTGGTGTTGGTGTAATTTCAATACTTATAGGAACATCAGTCCCAATACCAACAGAATCATCATCATCATCATCATCTTTTAATATATAAAATATTGATCCATTTTTTCTTTGTTTAAATTTACCTATTTTTGCAGTAATGACTAAATCATCATAGTCATTATCACCAAGTTCTGGTTCATTTATTTTTTCCTCTGTAACTATCACTCTTGTTTGTGGTGATAAATTAACTGAACCTGATGATTTACCTTTTTCATCACCCCCTTCAGCCACACCCAAAGGAACATATCCTTGCTCATCGTCATCTGCGTCAACTTGCCAATTATTTTCTGAACTAAATGCACCTACTGCTATTTCGTAAAGTCCAGGTGCTTTAAGATTCTCTGGAAAAGATTTCCATGAAGGGCCCACAATTATATCTTTTGCAAAATCTGAAAGGTTGCTTATGTCACCTGCATTATATGCTTCTCTAGCATCTTTATATACAGATCCAGGTTTTTGTTTTTTACCCAAGAAAAGATTCTTAATAGCAACACCATCTAATGCTGTACCAGCATCATCTGGATCATCATCATATTTAAATCTTAAATTAATTGTCCCAACTCCTCTTAGAACAATATTTCCATTTTCATTAACAGCAAAAACTGCATTTCCACTTTCAATTTCTAACTCAGAATTAGTATCATCACCATCACCATCTCTAAAAACAAGTTTTTTGTTACCCTTTTCAAATATTGTTTCATTTGTATTTGCTTCGTGAAGACCTTGAAAACTTAATGGCGCTTCCTCAGCTTCATCTTTTACTTCTATTTCTTTTTTCTCAATTCTTATTTTTATTGTTTCTCCATCAGCCCTAACTGTTTTTCCATTATCAGTAACTATTAATGGTCTCTGTAATGGGTCTCCTGTTAATGCAATGAAACCCCTTACATCATATTTTTCATCTGGAACAACTTTTTGTCTCTGAGAGACAGTTAAAGCACTAGTGTCAATAGGAACAGTTTCAATTGTTGTTGTATTATTAACATTTTTTGTTGCATCAAATGTAACTATTTTAGCAGGTTCACCTTGTGATCCTATCCTATTAAAAGTAACTCCATTAATTTCAACAGAATCCAAAGAAATTCCATTAGTATTAGGATTATCAATTACATCAAGGTTAATTCTAGCTCTTACATTACCTGTAACCTCAATACCTCTACCATCATCAGTAAATCTAGCAATCCCCCCTTCAACATTTTCAATATTGATTGCAGCATTTGTATCATCACCATCACTATCTTTTAATCTAATTTTTCTACCATTATTTGTAACTCTAATTGAATTATTACTGCTATTAAGATTTGTATAATTAAGTGGGAATATTATTGTGGTGTCTGAAAAAGTAGGTATTGTTGATTCTGGTCCTTTTTGAACAGGTTTGAAAGTAGTATCATCTGGAGTATAGTCAAAATTTGTGTTATATCTATCTGAAATACTAGTGTCTTTAATAGCAAAAGCAATTCTAGGAAACTCTGCTCTACTATTTGTACCATCTTGTATAAAAAATTCTTCAATAACAAATTCAATTTGATCATCACCCCCTCTTACAGATAATTGATTTCCATCTGTTTTTTGATTAATTCTTGAAAAACTTGGACCCAATCCATATGATGGTGTTCCATATGCTTGCATTCTTGGACTGAATGGTGTTGCTGCTATTGATGAACCAGGTATATCTGCACTAAATGGATAGAATGGTACATTTGAGTCTGCGAATGGACCAAATCCTATATTATCAGGTGTTCCTATTGGCGTTCCTGAATTTCTATTTGATCTTGTATTATTACCTGGACGAATTTGTCCATAAACTGGTCTTATAACAGCACCTCTTCCTTTTCCACACCCATCAACTACTCTAGCTCTTGTATTATTATCATATCCAATACCAAAAGATTTCATATCTACACCAATAACCTCCCCTGCTGTACCAATAACTAAGTTACCAGCAGCTCCTGAACCATCTTTTGACCCAAAAAATTCTAAAGTTGGAGGTCCACAAGCAACTTCATCAGTATTACAATCATTAGTGAATACATCAGAGAAATCAGTTTCTGCTATTGAATTAAAATTATCAAGCGCTTGAAGTCCTAGTTGTTGAGGTTTTTGTGCAAAATTCTTTGCCTTATCAAAAATGCTTGTAAAATCTGTGGCACTAATAGCACCTGAACCACTTACAATGCTCCATTGATTAATTTCATTGAGGTCTGGTTCATCATCACATTGTAAAAATGAAAGAATATCTGCAACTAATGATAGTACATCAGTTGCAATGTCTAATCCTTCTCCAGCAAGATCTACAGCACCACTAACTAAATCACCAATTCCACCTAAAGCATCACTAATAACACCACTTAAAGTGCCAAGAATTTTACCAACAAATGTTTCAACAAAACAAACTGGTACATTTACAACTCTATCAACAGCATCTTTCACAAAGTTTTTGATCATATTTAAAAGTTGACCAAAAAGTTTTCTAAAGAAACAAGATATTGTATCTAATACAGTATTGGATACTTTCTTAGCAGTATTCATTTCATTGGGCAGTGAAACAGCATACACTGCTTGAAATCCTTTAGTTATTTTATCCATAACTTGCTTCTCAATCATCTCATACACCCATTTTATACCTGATGCAATAAATTCAGATACTTTATCAATGTAATTGTTAATTTGAGATTGAAGATCTTCAAGTCTATCTGATTGCTCCTGTCCAAGAGCATTAATTGATCTCTTTAAAACTTCAATAGATTGGATTGCTTTTGATATTTCCAATTGCATTCCGCTCATTGGAAGAGTGCCATTTGCATCAGGGATAGCACCTGGTTTAGCAGATACTTCTGCTACTTGTTGTTTAGTTTGTTCAGTAAGTGTTTGTTTGCTTCCTTCTACAGAATTATCAACACTTGATGCAGGAGTGTTAGCATTTGTATCACTTACAGCATCAGTATCATTATCAAGAGATTGAGTTTGAGTTGTTTCTGCTGTTAATCTTGATCCCCCAGCACTTGGTTCTTTTCCAGTAAAAGGTATAAATCCTATATTAGGAACTCCTTCCATTACCTTGGTATATTCATTATACCCAATACATCCCATAATAACAGGTTGTTGTGCATCCTCCCCATCAAGAAAGAAACCAAATACAAAAGTTCCCTCAGTTATATTTGATGATTGGGATGCACCATTGTTTCCACCACCTGCTGTTACAGGATACATCAAAGATGCAAAAGGTAGTTCATTGTCTGGAAGATCATTTTTACTCGCAGTATGGTAACCCATAATACGAACTCTATATCTTTCACCATATCCATTATTTTTTGCAGCAGATGCAATCTTTGATTGACTATCTTTCAGAAAACCAGATTGATTATTTTTCCAAGTATCCTTAGGCGCAACTTGTCCTATCCACCATACAAAACCATCTCTTCCTACAAAATTTGACTTAAAAAAACCTTGTTCAATCATGATTGTACACCATATGAATCTCTAACCAGTGTAAGACTAGTAAAGGTTTCTGATCTTGATAATGAATGGCAAACATGAGCAACTAGATATTTTCCACTTGTTTTAGTATTTATTGCTGCTTTACCATCTTGTGCTCTCAATTGATCATATGTTACATCAATCATATCACCAGCTCTTATTGAAAAATCACCTGGAATAGTAATCTTTGTTTGAATGGTAAACAATTGATTATATCTCATAACATGCTGAACTAAATTTTTCCTAACATCATCATTTGGGATGTTATTTCCATTATCATTCCTATAATTTTTAATCATATCATCACCTGTTCCTGATTGATTAAAACCCACATCAATAATAGTAGTCATCAATCTTGTTGGAGTTTGTGTAAAATCTCTATCTACAAGGTTTCCTGCTTCCAAATTGCTTTTTCCCGCAGTTTCAATTCCTCCCCCTTGTTTAGAAATATCAAATCTTTGATCAATATAATTAAAATTTGCTGGATTATATGCAATAGTTCTATTGTTATATACACCAAGTGCCATGTTCTGCTGCAAATCTATATCAGCATCAATAGAGTAAGAAACAATCTTACCATCATATCCCTCAGGAAGATCTGGAGTATTTGTATAGATAAATTTTTTCTTTGACTCTTGTTTTAGCAATATATCAATAGATTTAAAAAACATACCATCAATAGTTTGATAAAACAAATATCCAGCAGATCCACCTGTTCCTGGTCTTGAACCTGCTGATGACGGAATTGATTTTGATGCTAACCAAGTTAAAATATAGAAAGGTTTCCTATCATTCCCATAAAAATTATAATTTCTTGCTGTATCATCAACTTCTATAGACATAGATGGACCTAACAATCCAATAATAGATCCTACATGCGTAGAGATTGGCGCATCTTTATATCTTCGTACAACTCTTGTTTGTTCATTTGCAAAGTATTCTTTTGATGCAAAATCAAGGAAGTATAAATCTTTTTGTGTTCCAGGAGATCCATTTCTAACTCTATTAATATAAAGACCATTTGTAAAACTTAGTTTTATATCATTAGCATCAGAAATTTCTATGTCAGTTCTTTCACCACCTCTTATAGGTAGACCATCTAATAAACTTTTACTACCACCCAGTGCTTGACTTGTCTCAAGTCCTGTCTCAACAATGACTGCAGTTGCTGTGACAGTATTTGAAAGGACACTCTCATAGTATCTAAACTCAGATACAATAGCTGATGCCTCAACATATTGTCCTCCATTATTAGGACTTATTTGAAACTTTTTTATATCTCCTGGTTTTGAACTATTATCTATCATTATCCTACTTTATAGAGTAATCCAAGAAGTTGTTTCTTATAGTAACTATTTAACAAGCCACTGGATGAACTAAATGACCCTGCGCTGGATCCACCACCACTTGGAACTGGTATAGGAATAGGACCTTGATCTTGCATTGGAACAATTATTTCTTCATCAGTTCCATCCTCATATCCTGCAAATTTTTCAATATTACCAGTGCTCTTCTGTCCTTGAGATGGAATTGAAACTGAACCTTGGTTACTGGTATCAGTGCTTGTTTGACCCTGAGATGGAGTTGATGCAGTATCTTGATTTGTAGATACATTCTCAGATTGCATAGGAGCACCTTCATTACTATCTGTTGTTGTTTTACTTGAAGGTTGTTTATTTGATAAATTATCTCCTGTAGGTACTTTAATATTTTTTAAATAAGAAGCACTCACACCCTTACCTGCAAGTAGATCTCTAATGACTGGACCTCTACGTCCTACCTGTGTGTAATAATCACTGTCCTGTATTTCTACAGCAGCAGTTTGAAAATCACCACTCTTTACTGCAGCAGCAAATTTGGGAAAATCTTTATAGAAACTACCACCCATATTAAAAGCAAGATCAATTAATGCTGCTTTTTGTTGAGCATTTCCTTTATTATATCCTGGTATTGCCTTTGCTTGTACTAAATGCTTTTGGAAATCTTTATCAAATAACTTATCTGCTTCTGATTGACTAATTTTGGAATTCATATCATAACCATCACCAGAAACAATTAAATGACCATACCCAATTGTTGGAAATCCCTTGCTATCCTTATATGCCTGATGAACGCCACCAACAATATTAGACCCCTCATGAATCTTAATCATCTCTTTGGCAAAATTAATTTCACCACCTTGAAGTTTTCCTGAATCAGAACCTGATTCTGAGTTAGATGAAGAATTCATCATTGGTGTCTGTGGTTTAACAGTAGGTTCAGTTGCTTTTGCATTTGTCCCTTCTTTTTCTTCATTATTACTAAAAACTTCTTTTCCAAAGAAAAATACTCCTTTCTTTTGACCCCACTGTTCTTTATAAACATCCCAAGGAATTTTGGGATCTCTCAAAAGTGGTCTTCTACCATCTCCTAACTTATTTGCAATTGGGTCTTCAATTGTACCCAAACTAGGAACTGCGTCTAGCAATAATGACAATCCTTCGTTGGCTAACTTTTCAGCGATTATGCTACCAGCAACACCTCCTAATAAATTAAATATTCCACTTTGTCCCAAAACTGGAACAGCAGATGCTGCTGCAAATCCTGCAGCATATCCAAATAAATTTGCTAATGATGTTACTATTGCATTAATAGGTGATTCTCCAAGACCATATTTTATTATAGTTTCTATTACAGTAAGTATTCTATCAAGTGGTCCTAAATTACCACCGCCTGCTTTTCTTGCCTTCTTTAAAGATTCAACACCACTTAATAATTGTTTATTTTTTCGTGCTTTTTCAAAATTACTTGAAACAAATTCAATTGCAGAGTCTTTTGCTTTTCCTGGATTTTTAATTAAATCAAAAAATTGTTTTAGTAAATCATTTTTTTCAACAACTTTTTTAACAGTTGGAACAATTTTTTTCTGAAGGGTATCTAATGCCTCCTTTTGAGTTTTATCTTTGAGGTTTTTTAGTCCTGCACCTACCTCTTTAGCTTGATTTACTACATTACCAGGAAATGACATGAATGCATTTCCAATAGATTTAGCAGAATCTACTAAACCAGATCCAAATTGCTTTGCCTTAGATCCAGCATCACTTAATCCCTGACCAATTCTACCAAAAAATCCTTTTGGTTTTGGTTTTACATTTGTTGCAGCTTGTTCACTTAATTCTCTAGTGACTAACTCAGATGCTTCTTCAGAAGTTGCTTTAAATGCGCTATCTGGTAATCCAGATTGCCTTACAGCAAACTCTTTCATTTCTTGAGCAATTTTTTTCTCAAGACCTGCTCCTTCTAAACCTTCTTGAATTGCTCTAGAAGTAACTAATTCTTTAAATGCCTTTTTTCTTAATTCTTTTACTGCTGCTATTTGTGCTGCTTCCCTAGCTGCTTTTTCTGCTGCTGTTTCTACTCCTTTTTTTGCTGCTGTCTGACCTGCTTTTTCTGCTGCTGTTTGTGTTCCTGTTTGTGCTGCTCTTTGTGCTAGTTTCTTTGTTAAATTTTCAGATGCCTCTTTTAATACTTTAGCACCTTTTTGAGCAACAGTTTCTAAAAAATTAAGAAGAGGTTTTCCCAAACTTTCAAAAACTTCAGTAGCTGCCTTAGTTAATTTGCCAAGTAATTCTTCTGCAAAATTTAATATTGCTTTTCCTATTTTTTTTAAACCATCCCCAATCGCACTACCAGCTTTTTTTAATAAATTTCCTATTGGACTCAGTACATTCTTTATACCACCTTTTATTAATTTTCCAATACTCTTTACACCACCTTTTATTAGTTTGAATATATTTTTAATTGATTTAACAAATGATTTTATTGTAACTTTAATTAATGTGTAGACAATAGAAGTTTTATCTCTTAAAAATTCAAACGCTTCAATTATCTTCTTAATATTTTTTAAAACAAGTAAAAGTAATCCACCCAATAATATATTTTTTAAGAAATCAAATATATTAAATTTTTTTCCCACTGCACCAATAGTTCCAGCAAGAATACCTGCTGCCCCCTTTGCCTTTTCTAAAAGTGCTTCTCTATTAAACCTTCTTGCTTTTTGATTAGATTCCTTTCTTGCTTTTCTTGTATCAAGTTCTGCTTGATATTGTTTCTTTAGGGCATCATCTATTGAAGATGATATGTTTACAAGATTGTTGATTTGGGAATTTATTTTTTCATAACCAATCTTAGATGAAACTTGTTCTAACTTAGGTGTCTCTGGTTTTGCAGGAGCCTCTTTTTTAACTAGTGCCCCTGCACCACCCATCATACCTTGTTGTGGCATGATTTCTGCAGATTGTTCTTCTCCTTGTTTTGCAAGTGCGCCACCTTTCTTCTTCTTTCTACCTTTAACTAAATTTTTTGCTTTGTCTTTTACTTTACCTTTGACAAAATCCTTAGCTTTATCAGTTGCTACTTTCTTTAGTGTAGATTTTGCTGCCCCACTAGCAAGTGCTTTACCAATAGCAAGAATAGAACCTGATATAATAGCCATCTTATCCTACTAAATTATAGATTGATTTTACAATCAAAATCTCATTATTATTTGGATCAACAGATGATATATTTGGGACACCCTTTCCTTGACTTTTTGACCCAGATTGAGGAGGAATCACACCCTTAGCTGGAGTTTTAACAACCTTTACTTTTGTTTGTTTTTGAGCTGGCGCACTTGGAGCTGCTTTTGTTGTAGAGGGTTTGAATGATGGATTTGTTGATAGTTGAAGTTGTCTATTAGCAGTAGAATCCTCTCTGAAACTTGCCATCATTGGTTTTCCATCATCAGGTGACACCTGGACAGTTGATTCTCCAGGTTTACCTGGTTTGATAGAACCATTTAAAACTTTATTTGGATCAACCTTCTCTCCTTTTTGATATGTCTGCAAATGTAAGTGTGTGTTGCTATATGCGTTTGCTGCTGTACCAATAGGAATTAATTTACCAATCATTTTACCTTTTTTTACAGTATCACCAGGTTTATAATGTGGTGTCATATGCATATATGTTGCCAAAATCCCATTGCCATGATTTACACTTAAATTTGCTGTGTATCCAGAACCCCCCTCATACGGATAATTTGGAGAACTTGCCACAACTTTTCCATCAGCCATTGATACTACAGGAATTTTTGGATCATCTTTATATGGTGGATTTTCTGTCATATCAATGCCAGCATGAGGACCATAATTTCTTGGAGCACCATATAATTGTGCTGCTCCTTTACCAACACTTCCTCCAGGAAGTGGATTTACAATTCCTCCACCAGAAAATCCTTGAATACCACTAACAGTTTTTGGTTTATTAGTTCCACCACCAGCAGAGTTCATTGCAAGTAAATTATTTGCACCATATTTCTGAACAGCACCAGTGCTCATTACAATCTCACCTGGTTGTGCTGCAATTAACTGAGTATCAACACCAGCTCCTGTAATATTAATTCCACTACTGTTATTAATAGAACCACCAGAGGCATAAGATTTAATTACATTGTTGGTCTTAGAACCACTAGTAAAATTGTTTACAGAACCACCAGTAATATTTTTTACAGAACCACCAGAGGCATAAGATTTAATTACATTGTTATTAGAACCACCAGTAAAATTGTTTACAGAACCACCAGAAGAGTATGATTTAATTACATTGTTATTAGAACCACCAGTAATATTTTTTACAAGACCACCAGAAGAGTATGATTTAATTACATTGTTGGGTTTAGAATCACCAGAGGAGTAGGATTTATTTACATTATTATTTTGAATGTTAATTACTTGACCACCTCCTGATAGTGCCTGAACAGGAGGAGCACCTTTTTCTGACTTCTCTTTTTTAAATGGATCAAACTTAGGTATCTCTGGGATATCTGGTATCTCTAATTTTGGTGCTTGATCAGGTATATTTTGTAATGGATCTTGCCCAAAAAGTGCAAGTGCATCATTAATTCTATCTTCAATAAAATTCAAAGCTCCATGAATAGGTGCTATTATAAATTCATTAATTGGATTAAGAACAAAGAAATTAAATTCATTTGTGAATGCATTCACTGCTCTTATTAAACCATTCATAAATTCCACTACACTGTTTAGTGCATCAACAAATGGTTGCAGCATCTTTGCAGGATCTTTTAAAACATTCAGTAAGAATGCAACAGCACCACCTAAAAGAATATTTTTAAAGAAATCACCAAACATATCAAATAAACCTTTTACAGGTTTGATAACTTTCTTACTTACATCTTTTACCTTTGATTTACCACCACCTTTTTCTAACTTTGCTTCTTTTGATTTTCTTTTTTGCTTCTGTTCTTGATTATCAGCATCATCCTCTTTCTTTTGACCTAGTAAATATTGTTTATTTAAAGTATCATAGATACTTTCCATATTTTTTTGAAGAGAATTAAGAGTTGGCGAGAGAAGATTAGCAACCTTTGTTCCATCATCTTCTTCTTTTATCTCTGCCTCTTTTTCATCATCAGCAATATCCTCTACTGATTTAATCGCAGGAGGAAGTGCTCTTAATCCAAAATCTGGTTTCTCTTCTTTTTTTGTTTCTTTTGTCTTAACTTTTTCTTTTGCTTTACCAACAAAAGAATCAAAATTTATTTTCTGACCCTTTATAACAAATCTACCTTCACTTCCTTTTATTCTCTTAAATTCATTTGTAATAAGTTCAATTTCTTCAGTAGGCATTTGACTTTCAGTCATTCTGCCTGCAATCATCTTCTCTTTTAAGAGAGTCTTATATGTTCCGTAATCAATATCCTTTGTAAACTCTAATCCCAACATCACCAGGATTCTTGGATCAATATCTTCTTCTACTAATTTCTCTTCTTTAGTAGTGTCAGTTTTAACAGCAGTAGCAGTTGAATTACCACCCTCCTCTTTCTCTATAACATTCCCAGTAAAATCTTTCATTCCTTGATCATATTTTACTTCATCATAGTATCCTGAAAGTCCTAGGGATACATCAATAAAGTCATTATCTTCACCAGAAATAATTTTTTCATCTATATCCTGCTGCTCATCCTCTGATAAATTCTCGTAGTAAAACTCTAATTTTTTGAGATGATCTTCTGTAAGATTGGAAAGCAAATCCTTTCCAGTTTCTTTCTCATTAATTTTTAGTAGTTTTACTACCTTACTATCCATTTCTTGCCTTTGCCTTTTGTTCTTCGTCTTTCAAGTGTTGTTCAAGAAGCAAAATATAAACATCACGCTCCCAAGGCATCATGTTTTCAATATCAGTTAATGAATATTTATGATACTGCATCAAGGCAAAATTAATTCTAAAAAATGACTCAAGATTCATATGAGCCATTGCTACGCGAAAAAACTAGATAAACCCTCCAACGTTACTTTATTTTTCTTCTTGGTGTTTGGATTCTTTACGTCAACTACATGAGAAAGTTTTGGCATGGTGCTAAAGAATTTTTCAATCTCTTTAAATTGATTGGAATTCATCTGCTCCAAAAATTCTACCACTTCATTTGTGCCTACATCATCAGTAGACCATACTTCTTCATCATCATAAATTTTATCAACACAAGATGCAATCAATTCAAATGATTGGTCCATATCAGGAGAATCAAATTCAAAATTATTTTTTACAAATTGATCAAGAGATGGATACTTCATATCCATCTTAAGTGTATCATTAATTTTTACTGTCTTACTATGTTCTTCATCAAATTTTATTTCAATGTCCTCAAGATTAATAGTTACCTTAACCTCAGTCTCTCCATCATCTGGACAAATAATATTTACCTCTACTTCTTCACCAACAGACTTACCTCTAATGTTTAAAAACAAATATTCAATATCAAAAGTTGGGAGACTTTCAATACCAACATTTTTTGTCTGAATACAATCTGATATGACTGCTTTGATTGCATTGGTAATTTGTTTTGAGTCCTCTGTTTCTAAAGCAAGAACTAAAAGTTTTTCTTCTTTCACTAAGAAAGGTCTAAATTTAATCTCTTGCCCAGAAGAAGGCAGTTTCAACTCATAAGTTGGTGTAACAATTTTTGGTAATGGCATACTATCCTATAATAAGTTCAGTCAGTTTATTTATTAGTTTTATGTGGGGAGAGGATTAACATTAAGATCATAAGTTTTTGATTCCATCACATATCTTGCAAAAGAAAATTCAACATTTAATTTTAAAAGATCACTTGATGTGTAAGAAAGATTCATTGAATTTGTAGCAATAGGAAAAGCGTCTATAAATTGATATTCTAATGCTCTTCCATTAAGATTTTTCTCAAACTTTGTTACATACAAAGGTTCCTTATAATCAATTGGATAATTAGCTCTAAATCCATTTTCAACACTTCTATAACTATCATTATCACCTCTGCTAGATTTGCCAGAAATAAAATCCATCCATGATTCAAAGAATTCAACTATTTTATAATCACGATCAACATAAAATGACAATGATACTTGATTATTATACATTCTTCTATAAGCCATCTTCTCACTTACACCCATATAATCAGAGGTGACCTCATGGGTAGCAAAAGAGGAACCAGGAAGAACAGCATCAGTGCATGATATATTTACCATCTCTTGAATACCAGATGCCCCCTGCCATTGAATGTTTTTATTTGATGCTAATCTAGATATTACTGGACCAGGAGGTATAATATATACTTGATAAACAGATGTCTGCGCAACGTGCATCAACTTCGCTTGAAGTTCTTGTACATTATAGTGTCTTGGATTTGACGCTGGCATCTATAAATAAACTTAATTACTATTACTATGTAGACACAACGTGGGCGGAAGTTACAAGTCTATTTTTAAACCATCTAATCCCCAAAAATATCAGGGTAATTCAAATAATATAATTTGTAGATCAAATTGGGAAAGACAATTTTGTCTCTATTGTGATAAAACTCCTAATATTTTAAGATGGGCATCTGAAGAATTTAGTATACCATATGTGTCACCCACTGATGGAAAAGTCCATAGGTATTATCCTGACTTTCTTATTGAAGTGAATGAGAATGATAAAGTGAAAAAGTATGTAGTTGAAGTAAAACCTAAAAAACAAACTACTGAACCAAAAAAACCAAAAAAAGTTACTAAATCATATCTTTATGAAGCAGCAACTTATGCAGTTAACCAAGCAAAATGGAAAGCAGCAAAAGAGTTTTGTTTGGATAATGGGGTTGAGTTCAAAATTATAACAGAGGATGAACTCTATGGAACAAGAGGACTATCTAGAAAACACAGAAAATAGATTAGAATATGTAGTTGATGATATTATCAACAAATCATCTTCTGATGATAGAATGAT